AAGAAGTCGGTGATGTACCGCCCGACGTTCTTGCGCTTGGAGAAATTCCTCCGTTCGCTCCTCGAAGTGTTACGATGCACTCGGACCTTCAACGTTGGATTGCCCTGCGCGAATGGTGTAGCCGAATGGGCATTTGGTGCACTGTTACAGCTGTTGTTTTGTCGTTTCTTGCGTTTATCCTCATCCACGGGTCCCAAATGGCCGTGTCGAAAGAGTTGATTCAGCGCAACGTTATATTCGACATGCATGATTTTCGACCTGATTTTGCGAGTTCTTGGATTCCAACAATCAACTGGCCTTTCGGAAACATGATTCCAGCTGTCAACACTGCCAATGTTCATGCCTTGCACACAGGCCAGAGTGAAGCTGACGATGATGTCGTTACTTTCATTGGTTTGCTAGTCCTGGTTCTTTGTATCGTTTTCGTCGTTTGCATTCGCTTTGGCGTTCATGCGTCGACCTGACTATGTCCGATACACATTGATTGGCTCATGCTACTCACAACGCAAATGGTTAAATGATGCGCGGTCGCACACTTTCAAGACAATCTCTGTTGATTCTCCTGATTATGAACCAGATGCCAGGTACTTGACCTATCGATTGGAAGAATCGACAAATGGAACACGTAGTTCCCGGAATGTGATTATCTCGTATGAGATGTTTGTGGCAGTTTCAAGCTTCACAAATTCTGGGCGGTATACCAGTGCCGCTAAGATGATCACTTGTCTGGCAGACACGGTTTCGTTCGCTAAGACATGCAAGCATGTTAATATCAACCGAGAGTTGGATGCCAAGTACAATATCATTTTTGAGACTTGCCGACTTTTCACTACCCACCTAGCGGAAGAACGCTTCCAAGGTGCGGTTGATTTAAACTGCCTGCGCCTGTGAGTCCGATCGTGGCCTATGGGTACCGGTTTGGAGAGTTTCGTTCACAAATTACTCCCATCAAGGATGGAGTTAAATTTGATGTATATAACTGGAACAATCTGGACCGTCGACCGCCCATGTGTATAACACTTGGGTGCCACTTAATCGGTTACAAGTGCCCGTTTCCGGACCTTACGGATACGGCTACGAGTATAGCAGGCGAACTTAAGCGAGTTTGTTACAAAACTCCAATCGCGGACCCCACATTACGACAAAAGCTCAAATTGTTTATCGTGAAGTGGTTGAAGGACAACTTCTCCCCCCTCAGTTCCGATACTGATGTCTCATTCTCTACTTGGATCGAATCTACCAAGTATACCGGAAGGCGGAAGGAACAATTATCGGAGGTTCATCGTCAGTTCGATGGAGATCTCAAAGCGCGTGATGCTGCATGTAAGTCGTTCAATAAGGCCGAGTCCTATCCGGCCTTTAAACATGCTCGCGGTATCAATAGTCGCAGCGACATTTTCAAGGTGACGGTAGGCCCGATATTCTCGGCGATCGAGAAGGTTCTCTTTAAGATGAAGTGTTCATCAAGAAGATCCCAGTCAATGATCGCGCTCGTGTGGTATTCGATAGATTTTATTCCGGATCCGCGAGCTACTACGCAACAGATTACAGCGCTTTTGAGTCACATTTCGATCCACAAACTATGGAAGATATCGAATTTGTGCTATATGAGTATATGACAAAAGAACTGCCCGAAGGCAAGGGTTGGTTTGAGATCATCAAAAGCGTTGTTGGCGCCGCGAATAAGTGTGTCCGTAAAGGATACAGCGCTGGCGGAGTCAAGGCTCGCATGAGCGGAGAGATGTGTATTTCTCTCGGCAATTCATTTGCCAATCTTATGATATTCTTATTTGTTTGCTCGGAGGCGGGCATTGAAGAAAAGGATGTTGATGGATTCGTGGAAGGCGACGACGGACTTTTCAAATTTGAAC